TATTCCAAATTTAGGAGATTGGAATTTAAATATTGTAGATATAAAAGAAGAAGAATTTAAAAATCCCTATAAGATATCTGTTATAACAGCTATAGGCAATAATGAAATTTACTCAAAGTATTTTTCTAGATACTTAGAAAGCGTCTTAGATCAGCATATGTTTCTACAAACAGAACATATAATAGTTTATTCAGAATGGCATCCTTTTTTTGAACAGTTTAAAAAACATGACAATTTTATTCTTATAAAAGAAGATAAAAGTTTAGGAGTCTACAATGCTTGGAATATAGGTATACAAAATTCAACAACAGAATATGTTACTAATTGGAATGTAGATGATATAAGACATCCAATTAATACAAAAATAAAATATGATCTATTAAGTAGAAATAATATAGATTTAGTATACAATTATTATACAGCAGTAAATGATGATACTATAAACTTTTATAGTGATAATTGGTTAGAAAAAGGATATATTCAATATCCTGATGATTATCATGATAAAGTTTTATCGGCTTGCATGGCAGGACCAGATCCAATGTGGAAAAAAGCTTTACATAATAAAGTAGGATATTTTGATTTTAAAAATTTTAATACTATAGGAGATTGGGAGATGTGGATTAGATTTGCAAAAGCAGAAGCAAAGTTTAAGTTATTACCAGAAGTATTGTGCATTTATTTAGATCATCAAAATACGGTAAGTAAAAAACAGGAAGATAAAGTTCAAGAAGAAAAACAAAGGTTGTTTCAAAAATATTTTTAAAAATGAACATAAAAACTTTAGGTGGAACTTTAAATGATGTATTTGGAAATGCCCGCATAAAAAATGTTCCTGGATCAAATGAACGACTTTCTTTTGTAAAGAATAGTTTTGATCAAATAAAAATGAACTATGATATATTTCCTGCATATGATGGAAAAAAGTTCACAAATCAAAGCCTGATTATAAATCACGGCACATTTAATATAGGATATCCATCATCAGCTGGTTTTGTAGGTAATCAAATATCAACTTTTGTAATATTATTAAATGAAATAAATTATTATAATTCTAATAGTTTTATGATTTTTGATGATGATTGCTATTTTTTAAATTTTGAAAATGAAAATAATTTTAATAGTATAAAAGATAATCTTCCTGATAATTGGGATGTTATAATATTTGGAAATGTAGAACCTGTAATTAGTAGTAGTAAAGATTATACTTATAAAAAAGTTTCTGATTGGAGAGACTGTGCAGGATCCCATGGTATTGCAGTGAATAAAAAAGTTTATTTAGATTGGTTATATATTTTAGATGGAGCACAGTATTGGGGAGATGGAACCATTCATAGATTATTTGAATTAGGACATAACATTTATAAAATTTTTCCTGGTATATGTGCACAAAATAGAAACCTGTTCTCAGATATAAATCAGGGATTTCATAAAGATAAAACTGGATTTAATAAATAATATATCTAAATTTAAAAAAGTAGTGCTAGATGAATAATAAGGCAACTTTAGTTATAGCAGCTTATAAAGAAGATCTTTCGTGGTTAGATAATATAACCAACAAAGATATTGATATAGTAATTATAAATAAAGGAATTCATGAAAGTCATCATAAAGCTAAATGTATAACTATAAAAAATGTAGGAGTTTGTGATAATTCTTTTTGTTATTATATATCTGAATTTTATGATCAATTAAGTGAGTACACTATATTTTCTCAAGGAAATCCTTTTGATCACTATAAAAATATGTTAGAATTTATAAATAATAAATCATATGAAAAAACTTCTTTACCTAAATTAGGAACTTATATAGGATATAAACCTTTAACTGATCATTATATTTATATTCCTCCAAAAGAAGGCACGGATATTTTTGTTGAGGGTATGTTAGATTATAAATTTAATGGTATAAATTTCCCATCTGGAGCTCAATATTGTGTGTGTAAAAAAAATATACAATCTAAACCAAAAAAATTTTGGATGGATTTATTTGAATACCTTGATTGGGAAGGAAATACTTTTATAGCGTACTTTATGGAAAGAACTTGGCTATTATTATATGATGATGACATAAACATAAATAAAGAATATTTAAACTCACCATATTTTTTTAAATATAAAAATAAATTTGATGAATAAAAAAGATATATCTATAGGAATAGTGACATTTAAGCAGAGAGAGGAACTTGTAAAATCTTTAATTTCACAAATAAGATCCCATATAGATCCATCAGTAGATATTATCTTAGCAGTAAATGGAAATAATGAAGAGTTAATGTCTGAAGAATATAGAAAATCAATGCTAGATCTATCAGCTAAATATGAGTCTGTGTATCCTATTATATGTCCTGAATTTAAAAGCTTATGTAAACTATGGAATACAATAGCTATATTTAGTAAAACAGAATACATATTTTATATTTGTGATGATGTAGTATATGAAAATCCTAATTCATTAGATATCATTTTAGAGTATATTAATAAAACCCAATCAGAGTTTTTTACTATTAATAATCAATTTTCTCATTTTGTATTAAGTAAAACTAGATTGCATACATTAGGATATTTTGATGAAAGACTTATAGGATTTGGTGAGGAAGATGGAGATATAGTTCATAGGCATATTGAAATATATGGTAGTAGAATGCCAGACATACAAATACAAGGGCTTTATAATAAAGCATCTTATGAATTGAGAAATGAAAATATAGAAACTCATATAGATAATAAACCAAGATTCAATAGAGAATTCGCAGGTTTAAAATATAAACAAGATCCGTTAGGTATTTATGGAATGTCTCCAGTACCGATTAAAAAAGTACTAGACGATTTTCAACAATATCCTTATGAGATGTTTGTAAAAAGAAATAAACACAATGTAGCTAAATTTGAAAAAGTTATACTAGATGAACAAGATTAATGTATTTGGAGGATCTGGATTTATAGGAAATAGATTTAGTCAAATGTATGATGACCTCTGTATTATTCAAGAGAGAGAAAACTATACACCAAAAACGAATCAGATTTTATATTTTATAAGTACGGTCGATAATTATAACATTCATAAAGATCTCCATTTAGATATTAATACAAATTTAAATGTATTAATGTCCGTACTAGAAAGAATAAATAGAGATGATAAAGATTTAGTATTTAATTTTGTAAGTTCATGGTTTGTATATGGTAAAAATGATATTCTTCCTTTCAATGAAAAATATTCTGTATGTAATCCTACTGGATTTTATTCTATAACTAAAAGAGCTGCGGAGCAAATGTTAATTAGTTTTTGTGAAACTTTTGGAATTAAATATAGAATATTTAGATTAGCAAATGTATTAGGTGAAGGCGATGGTAAGATATCCAGAAAGAAAAATGCTTTACAACATATGGTTAAATGCTTATGTGAAAATGAAGAAATATTTTTATATGATGGAGGAAATGCTGTTAGAGATTATATATACGTTGATGATGTATGTGATGCTATAATGCATTGTATTAATAAAGCTCCTGTTAATGAAATTATTAACATAGGTAGTGGGAAAAGAACTTTATTGAGAGATCTTATTTATTTAGCACAAGATCTATCTAATTCTAATTCTAAAATTAATATTATACAACCACCACATTTTCATGATGTAGTACAAGTAAAAGATTCATATTTAGATATTACTAAATTAAAATCTTATGGTTTTGAAATAAAATATCCTGTTGAGGAAATTATTAAAAAATTAGTTAAACATTATAAAAAATAAAGATGAAAGTAGTATATGTAACAGGTTGCTTTGGTTTTATAGGGTCTTATGTAACTAGAGCGTGTTTAGAAAAAGGTTGGTATGTAAGAGGTATTGATAAGTGTACTTATGCATCCAATGAAGATCTCCTATTTGAATTCACAAAAAAGTATCCAGATAGATTTTCTTTTGAGAAAATAGATATTAACGACATGAAGTTTCTTTATGAATGTGATTATGTCATAAACACTGCAGCAGAAACCCATGTTGGGAATTCTATAGTAAGTAGCGATGAGTTTATACATTCAAATATAGATGGCGTTCATAATATATTAGAACTAATAAAGAATTATAGATTAGAATCTAATAGAAAACCAATCTTACTCCACTTTTCAACAGACGAAGTTTATGGAGATATAGATGAAGGTGCACATACAGAGGAGGATTTATTAAAACCGTCTAATCCATATTCAGCAACTAAAGCTGCTGGAGATATGTTAGTATTAGCTTGGGCTAGAACATACAATCTTCCATATATAATAGTAAGACCAACCAATAATTATGGAATAGGACAGTATGTAGAGAAGTTGATTCCAAAATCTTGTAAGATGTTGCATTTAGGAAAAAAGATATCTTTGCATAACAATGGAACTCCAATAAGAAATTGGCTTCATGCACAAGACACAGCAAATGCAATTATTACAATCATAGAGTCGGGTGTACAGAATGAAATTTATAATATAGCTGGAGGATTTGAACAATCTAATTATGAAACAGTTAAAAAAATTATCTATAATTATAATAAAGATGCTGATATAGAAAAATATTTAGACCTATCGTATTCTAGAATAGGACAGGATATTAGATACGCATTAAATGATTCTAAATTAAAAAGTCTAGGTTGGAAACCTACTATGAAGTTTGATGAACAAATTTTAAAAATAATTAATTATTATAGAAATAAATTTATATGGTAACTTTAGATGAACTAGCTAATAAACACAATACAGATAAGGGAACTAGATATGAACATAACACGGTTCATGGATATGCTCCAATATATGAAAATTATCTATCTAAATGGAGAGACAAACCTATTAGACTTTTAGAAGTTGGAATTTGCATGGAATATACAAAAGGAGGACAATCAGTAAGAATGTGGCATGAGTACTTTCAAAATGCTTCTATATATACATTTGATATTGTAGATATGAAACATTTAGAAGGAGAGTTAGGAGACAGAGTAAAATTCTATAAAGGAGATCAAAGCAGTAGACCAGATCTTGAAACTATGTATAAAGAATTTGGATCAAAACAATTTGACTTTATATTAGAAGACGGTTCACATATACATAATCACCAAATGATATCCTTAGCCTACTTATTTAAGTATGTTAAATCAGGAGGTTATTATATATTAGAAGATATTACTGAAGAAGGAGTTCATGCTTGCTGCCAAAGAAATGATGAAACTATAAAGATAATTAAAGCTCTTCAAAATAAAGATACAGTATCTTGTGAGTTTATATTTCCTGAAGAACTTGATTATCTAAATAAAAATATAAGTAAAATAGAAATACATCAAGATATTCAAAATGCATATAGAACAGCAATTATACATAAAAAATAAATACATATGATTTTTTTTCAAAAAAACAAAAAAACAGACCTATTTAATCCAGATAAAAATCTTTCTGAATTAGCGAATGAATTTGAAACTGATAAAGGTACAGCAGATAAAATGCAATTGTCATGGGGCAATTGGTCCGCACAATCAGAAAACGAATTTAAGTATTTAGATACCTGGGGATATACCACGGTCTATGAACGCTATATGCAAAAATATAGGAATGAAGAAGTAAGTTTATTGGAAGTTGGAGTTTGCGATCATAGATGTCCTTTTGCATCTCCAAAAATGTGGGCATCTTATTTTAAAAATGCAGATTTGTATGCTGTTGATAATTTTTGGGGAGATAAGTTAGAGAATAGATCTAAAGAAATAGAGTATATAAATAGCGTAGGAGTTAATTTTATATATGCAGATCAGAATAGTAGTAATGACTGGGATGAAATAGAAAAAACCATTCCTAGTAACTCTCTTGATTTTATAATTGAAGACGGAAGTCACTATCCACATCATATGATGTATACGCTATATAGATCTATAAAGTTATTAAAATCAGGCGGAATTTATTTTATGGAAGATATACAAAATCCAAAAACAAGTAAAGGATACTGGGGATACGATAACTCTAATATATTAATAAACATGCTATTTTTTAGTTTAACCAATAAAATTCCCACTGAATATATAGATAAAACTTTACTAGACGAAATAGAATCTAATTTTACAATAAAAGAATTATATTTGGATAAGAATAATTTGAATTATTTAACCGTTTTAGAAAAAAAATAAGTTTATGAATACTAGAGAGTTTAAATGTTCCAAGATATTAACAGATCTTGTAGAGAATGAAGGTTTAATAGGAATCAAAACCAGTTTTGAAGATGAAGGTGCTACCTTTAATGAGACTATTAGATTAAAAGAAGTTTGTAATCAATCTAAAGTAAAATTGAATCTTAAGATAGGCGGTCCTGAAGCTATAAGAGACATGAAAGACTTATCGATTATAGGAGTTAAAGGAGTTGTTGCACCTATGGTAGAATCAGGATTTGCATTAAAGAAGTTTGTAGATTCTATTAATAAAACTCTTCCTCAAGATATTATATCATCATTACAACTTTTTATTAATATAGAAACAAAACAAGCAGTAGAAAATATAGATTCTATTCTATCTATGAAAGAGGCAGATAGCTTGTACGCTATTACAGTAGGTAGAGTTGATTTAGTTTCTTCTATGGGAAAAGATAGATCTTATGTAAATAGTAACGAGGTTTTTGAAATGACAAAAACAGTATTTATGAAAGTAAAAGAAAAAGGATTGAAAGCTTGTTTAGGCGGTGCCGTGTCTACAGAGTCATTAGACTTTCTTAAAAAGTTGAATTCAGAAAGATTATTAGATAAATTTGAAACTAGATATGCAATATTTGATCCAGCAATAACACTTAAAAACCTATCAAGAGCATTATCAAAAGCACAGATGTTTGAATATGAATGGTTAATGGCAAAACATGAATACTATACCATGAATGCTAATTATGATATTAATAGAATTAAAATGATTCAAGATAGAATTAATCAGTCTATAGATTTTAAATAATGAAGGTATTAATAACAGGTTCATCAAAAGGAATAGGAAAACAAATAGTTGATTTATTTAATATTAATGGTCATGATGTATATGGTCCTAATAGAAACGAGATTGATCTCTCTAAAGATTTTAAATTAAATAGAACAGATTTTGATATTGTCATAAATAATGCTGGTATCAATCCTCTAAATACTATTGAGGACATGGATCAAGAATTAGTTATGAAAGTAAATTATTATTCTCCTTTAAAAATAATCCAACAATGTTTACCATATATGGTTAGCCAAAATTTTGGTAGTATAGTAAACATAGGTTCTATATGGTCTAATATATCAAAAGAAAAAAGAGCCGCTTACTCTGCAAGTAAATCAGCTTTAGAATCACTAGCAAGATCAATAACATCGGAATATGGAAAATTTGGTATATTAGCAAATACAGTGTCACCTGGTTTTATTCTAACTGATCTTACAAGACAGAATAATACAGAAGATCAGATAAAAGAATTAGAGAGAAATATACCTTTGAATAAATTAGGGACTGTAAATGATGTGGCTGATTTAATTTACTTCTTAGCTACAAAGAATTCATATATAACAGGACAAAACATAATAATTGATGGAGGTTATTCATGCGTAGCTTAAATATAAAATCTAGATTTGGAGAGTACGATGTTAAGTTTTATGATAAAGTTTCTGATATACAATTATACATACAAGATCAAGTTGTAATTGTAGATGCTAAAGTTTATGAATTATATAAGAACTATCTTCCATCTGACTCTATTTTATTTGATTGTACAGAACAGAATAAAACATTAGACGGATCTACAACTATATTCAGAGAATTAATAAAAAGAAAAGTAAAGTCTAATGGTAAGATTATTGCTATAGGAGGAGGAATACTTCAAGATATAGTTGGATTTGTTTGTTCAACCTATTGTAGAGGAATACTATATGATTTAGTTCCAACCACTCTATTGTCTCAATGTGATAGTTGTATAGGAGGAAAGACTTCTATAAATTTTGAATCAGTAAAGAACATACTAGGAACATTCTATCCTCCTAATTCTATTTTAGTATGTCCTGAGTTTATTAATACTCTTACTAATGAAGATCGTTTAAGTGGAATGGGAGAACTGATCAAGTTCAACATCTTAAAAAATACTACACAGAATATAGAGAACAATACTAATCTAATTGATTTAATATATGATGGACTTTCATATAAGGCATCAATCATACAAATAGATGAATTTGATAAAAAGGAAAGGAAGTTTTTAAACTTTGGTCATACATTTGGTCATGCTTTAGAGTCTACTTCTAATTATAATATTCCTCATGGAACAGCAGTCCTATTCGGTATATTAATAGCAAATAAAGTATCTAATTTTTTAGGACTCTTAAGTTTAAATAAAGAATTAGAATTATTTGATTTAATTTATCCATATATAAAACATCAAAAAATACAAGAAGATTGGTTTAATTTTGATGATCTTATTTCTATTATAAAACACGATAAGAAAAATACAGGTACTATAAATATGGCTCTACTAACAGATGAAGATCCTAAAATAGTTCCTATAGAATTAGAAGAAACATTACAGTTAGCATTAAAAAATATTTATGCGTCTATCAGATTATGTAATAAAATATCTTAAAGATAACTATCAAGTAGATACAATATTCACAGTCTCAGGTGGTGGTTGTATATTCTTAGTAGACTCTTTAACTAATATAGGGGGAGTTAATTATATAGCTACGCATCACGAACAAGCCGCAGCTATTGCAGCAGAAGGATATTCTAGAATGCATAATAAATTAGGAGCTTGTATAGTTACTAGTGGTCCTGGTGGAACTAATGCAATTACTGGAGTATTAGGAGCTTGGGTAGATTCTATTCCTATGATTGTTATTACGGGCCAAGTGAATAAGGAGATGACTACTAATTACAATAATCTATATAACCTAAGACAATTAGGAGATCAAGAGTTTAATATAATTGAAACTGTAAAGCATATGACAAAGTATGCTGTACAAGTCAACGATCCAGAAGATATAAAATACCATTTAGATACCGCATGTAAACTAGCAACCTCACAAAGACCAGGTCCTGTATGGTTAGACATACCTTTAAATGTACAATCAGCAATCATAAATCCAGATAAGTTAGTAGGTAATGATTTAGTAAAAGATACAGAACAAGTTAAGTGTGCTGATAATATATTAGATAGAGTTGCAGAAGAATTAAGCAAGTCTAAAAAACCGCTCTTAATAGTTGGTAATGGTATCAGACTCTCAGGTGGTATAGATCAACTTAAAAAGTTTATTAGCAAAATAAAAATACCTGTCATATCTGCAGTGAATGGAAATGATCTGATCAATGACGATTATGAAGGATACGCTGGTAGGTTTGGAACTCACGCACAAATATGTGCAAACAATCTTATATCTGAAGCAGACCTTGTTTTATCTATAGGTTCTAGATTGTATGTAAGACAGACAGGTTATAACTTTAAAGGGTTTGCAGAGAATGCATGTAAGATATATGTAGATGTAGACATCAATGAATTAAACAAACCAACACTCTATCCAGATATTCCTGTACATTCAGATGCTAAGTTCTTTTTAGAACAAATGATAGATAGAGATATAAACATTATAGATAAAGAATGGTTAAACTATTGTTCTAACAAGTATAAAGAAACACCCACTGTTTTACAAAGGCATAGAGATAAGAAAGACTTTGTTAGTCACTATCATTTTGTAGAAACTTTAGGGCCTTTACTAAAACCGACAGATCATGTAGTTACCAGTGACGGTACAGCAAATGTTGCGACTATGCAAGTATTAAAACTGAAAGGAGATCAGAGACTAATAACAAATACAGGAAATGCTCCTATGGGTTATGGTCTTCCTGCGGCAATTGGTGCGGCATCAACAAAAATACCTGTAGTTTGTATAGAAGGAGATGGAAGTTTACATTTAAATGTACACGAACTACAAACAGTTAAACATTATAATTTACCAATAAAGATAATTCTATTTAATAATGATGGATATACATCTATAAAGATATCACAAAAAGCTTTCTTTAATGGTAAGTTTGTAGCATCAGAAAAGAATAGCGGTGTTTCATTCCCTAATTTTAAAAAGCTTATTAATGCTTATGATCTTAAATATATGTCTATAGAAAATCATAGTTTGATGAAAGATATTTTAAAACAATTTCTTTCTTTGGAAGGTCCTGCAGTATTAGAAGTGTTTACCGATCCTGAAGAATTCCACGAACCTAAAGTTGTTGCTAAGTTAGGATCCGATGGTAAATTTATTCCTGGTAATTTACAAGATATAAAATGGATACAATGAAAATATTAATAACAGGAGCTAATGGATATATAGGAAATTCTTTATATAGATCTTTAAAAGATTTACATGAAGTTTCTACTATAACTAGAGAAAATTGTGATTTAACAGATCAAAATAGTGTTAATTTATATTTTAAAAATAAATGGTTTGATGTAGTTATACACTGTGCAGTATCTGGAGGTAACAGATTAAAACCAGAAAACTCTCAAGTTATAGACTCTAATCTAATGATGTACTATAATTTATTATACAATAAAAAATGTTTTAATAAATTAATACATTTTGGATCAGGAGCTGAATTTCATAGATGGTGGACTCCATATGGTTTAAGTAAAAAATTAATAAGCTCATCAATATCTGGCCAAGATAATTTTTATAACTTAATAATATATGGATTATTTGATGAATTTGAATTAGATAGAAGATTTATTAAGTCTAATTTAAAAAGGTATATAAATAAAGAACCAATGCAAATAGATGATAATAACTATATGGATTTTTTTTATATGCAAGACTTAATACAAGTAGTAAATTATTGCATAGAAAATGAAAGTCCTCCAAAATATATAAATTGCGTTTATAAAGAAAATTTAACCTTAAAAAATATAGCCGATTTTATAAATACCTTAAATGATTATAAAGTAGACATAAAAATAAATGGATCGGAATTTCCAATTGAAGGGTATACTAGTTTTAATAAAGATTTAAAATTACCATTTGTAGGACTTCAACAAGGAATAATAAACACGTATAATAAATTAAAATGGAACCAATAAGTTTTATAACAAACACAGGAGCTAACACTTTAGAATATACTAAATTACTATTAGAATCTTTAAAAATTAATTTAGTTGGTAAAGAACATGAGATTATAGTTTTTATAGATAAAGATAATGATGGAACATATCAATATCTTAAAAGTATTAAAAAAGATTTTTACGATTTAAAAATAGTAACACATAAACTTAAAGGGCCAGTAGGATATCAAAGGAACTCCAATCTTCTTGTTGATATAGCTAAACATAATATAGTTAGTTATCTTCAAAGTGATATGGTTATATCACCAAATTATGATATAGACATACTATCTGAAATAGAAGATGATTGTATAATAAGTTCAACTAGAGTAGAACCACCACTTCATGGTCCATCTAATGTTGTAATAATAAAAGATTTTGGCGTAGATCCTTTACAATTCAATATAGAAGATTGGAATTCATATTCTATTACTGTAAAGGAAAATAAAGTAGCTGAATACTTTTTTGCTCCATATACTTTTTATAAAAAAACATGGCAAAAGATCGGAGGCTATGATACTATATTTAGAAGATCTAGAGAGGATTCAGATTTTGTACAAAGATGTGTTCAATCTGGAATAAAGTTAAAACAAACATTTAAACCAGTTGTTTATCATTTTACTTGTGTAAGTTCTAGAGGAAAAAATTGGTTTGACGAAAACAATAAAGAAGCAAAAGAAAGAGTAGAACTACAAAAGATTGCAGACGGAATAGAGATTAGAAGATTTTTAAAAAAGTGGGGAAATTTTAATCATGGAGAAAGTAAGTTAAAAAAATTAGATATAGATCTTGTAGTAAAAGACAATAAACAATTAAACCCAATGTTCTTAGCGCAATTAGAAGTTTACTGTTCTAGACTGTGGCTGAGATCAGAGGAAGAGGTAAATGCCATGATTCGAACCTTAAGTAATGAACAAGAACCAGCTAATACACTTTTAGGATATACTAATGAAGGTTGGGAACAGGCTAAGCATTTATTTAGAACTACAGATTTTAAGTCAATTTATAAAGTGGGAGAACCTACAGATTATAATATAAAAATAGAAGTAAACTTTACAAACGTAGATCCATCTAAAGACGAATTCTTACAAAATATAACGCGCTTGGGTGACATCCTAGAAGCTTCTGAACCTGGAATATATGAATTAGGATCTGCTAAAATAGAGATCAGAAACATGGTAGATTTAGCCCAGGATCAAATTGTTGTAACTAATCCACCGTTCGACTATTCATTATTGACTATAGAGTAATATTTATATAAAAAACAAATGGCAAAGGCAGTTAATCCATTATTCGATATAACCGTAGCAGGAAAGAAGTACAAACTTAGGTTTGATGTAAATGACAATCCAACTAAACTTGGAGTTAAAATGCAGTTCGTATTAGATCAAGAACTTGAAGATCCTAGAGACAAGCAAATGTTGGCTAATGAAATTAGTGTAGCATTACAGAAAAAGCTTGGAGCTTCTGGGGTTATGATTGATTACGATGATCGCAATCCATATAAAAATGTAATAGGCTTTATTGTACCTTTAAATTCTGTGGCAATGTTATTAATTAAAGCCATGAAAGGAGGAGCTTAAAATAAAACAAATTAGTTATGGTAAGAAGAAGAGTTGTTAGAGCTTTATTTGATAATCCGGAACACATTACCGCAGCAGACGTTTCTCAGTCTGAAATACTTAAATCTTTATTAAAGATACATGTACCTAATTCTATAGAGTACGCTATAACTAATAAGAAGATTTATGCTTGCGTCTTTGAGATAAATGAAACTAATGAATATTTAGAGATCCATAAAAACCATTGGATACAGGCTTTAGAAACCTGTTTACTTTGGTATATTGAAGAAGAGAACTATGAAATGTGCACACACATTAAAAATATAATTCAATCAATTCAAGATAAGAATAAGGCCAGAAAATTTATAACTAAAACTAAAGCCAGTGGAGAATGATTTTAAACAAATTCAATTAGGAATAGATTCTATAATTGGAACTAAGACTATAATAAGAAGAAAGAAGAAGACTGAGACAGATAAGAAGAGAGAGTTATTTTTTAACATGATGAATAATCTAGACGAATTAAATGTTAGACAAAACATTATGTATGCAGATCTTAATTTAGACTTCGCAGATTATGATGAGAAGTTCTTTACAGTTATAGATGCTCTTATCTATATGCATTTTGGTAAACAATGTACAGAAGTAATTAGTTTCTATTTGTATGAAAGAGTGAATAGTGATGGTACATTAAATCCAATAATAATTAATGATAAGAATGAACTCATGCTTGAAACACCTTATGATCTTTGGCATTTAATGTGTAAAATAAATCCTAAATTAGATGCCTAAAGCTTTTTTTACAAAAGAAAACATGTCTAGAGAAGCCAGACCAGATACTTGGTGGAATAAAGGGCTTCAATTAACAGAAGAGCAACTTAGAGAAGCTATGGCAAATAGTCGTAGTAATAAAGAAGCTGCTAGATGGCTTGGCATTACAGATATAACATATAAGAAATATGCTAAGTCTTATATAGATGAAGAAACAGGAAAGACTTTATTTGAAATACACAAGAATATTCCTGGTAGAGGAGTACCTAAAAATCTTGCAGGTTCTAAATGGAAAGTTGACTTAGATGAAATGCTTAAAGAGAGCCAACCTATTAATTCAAAGAGAATAGCGAAGCTCAAAGAAGCTTTAATGAAAGATGGTAGACTTGGATACCAATGTTCATCGTGCAAGTTCTCAGAGAAAAGATTAACAGACATGAAAGTTCCACTCTTACTTAGTTTTAAAAATGGAAAGAAGAGTGATTGGAGACTTGAGAATTTACAATGGCAATGTTATAACTGCTACTTCCTTTATGTAGGAGATCCGTTTACAAGTAAAATGATACAAAGAGTAGAGTCGGTTCCTATTGATAGTCTTGAAATAAAAGAAGAAGTACAAGAGATATATCAACTCGATGACTTCTATTATGAACATCTAAAAAATTTAGGACTAGATAACTCAGGAGATGTATTATTCAAAGACGAAGATCTTATAGACTACAAAGATCAGGATGACGGATCCGAATTTATAGACATCAGAAACTAACCATTTATATATATAGTTTCTTTATATATATAACTTATTGATTTCCAATACTATATAACTTATTGATTTTCAATCGCTTGCATAACTGATTGATTTCCAATCGACAATTTTTAAAAAAAGACTAAAAATATTTTTTTATGTCAAAAATTTGTCGTAATTTTACTATGAAACAAATCAATAATGAATATGGACATCAAGATCTTCGTTTTTAACTACCTTACCCACGAGACAGTCATTGACAATACAATTACAGTTAATGGCGACTTTGCAACTGCCGAGGCTAACCACCAGGTATTTAGAGAAGTTCATCCTGACTGCCAGGTTAACTTTGTTATCGACCAAGATAACTTTATCTTTGCTCCGCCTATTAATCAAGAAAAGGACGAGACCGCTTATAATGAAGGTCGTATGACTTGGAACGAGTATGTGACTAAATGGCACGGAGGCAGTGCATTAGAAAGCGATAGCGATATGCCTGACTATGAAGACATGGCTCACACTGCATTCTATTCTCAAAATCTATAAAATAAAAGTTATGGTACTCACAGTTCCGATTATTACTTATCCAAATTTTCCAAAAGATATTCAAACAATTCATTTAAATTAAGGTTATGACTCAGAAAGAAATTAAAACATTGGCATCAGAGATCGTTGGTGACGGACAACTTCCTAATAAGTTTTTTGTAATGGTAAGTCCTTACATTACAACTATTGACGAATTTGGAGATCATAATTCAGAACTTATTGACGGATATACTGATGAAGATTCTACAATAGAAGTCTTTGACACTTATGAAGAGGCCGAAGAATATTTTAATACAATAGATCTTGATCATCGTTACGGCACAGGACATGTCATGATTGAAGATAGATTGACTGGCCAAATTACAGAGGCATTTTTAGAGTCAGTAGTTGAAGTCAATTATCATTTGCGTGGATATGATATGTCAAAAACATTTGGTTATAAAAAATAATACTATGAATAAATTAAGAATACGGAAAACAATTACGCCTAAGAATTCTTTAGAGTATAATGAATGGCTAAAAGAATTTAATTTTGGAAGTGCTTATGATCTTACTAAAGAGAAAGCTAGGAAGCACTCTTTAAATGATCACTATGACTTTAGTAGATTAATTCCCCAGACTGAAGAGTTTAGTTTTAAAAATATCCTAGAATTGGTTAAATTTAAGTTCCTATGATAATTGTGCACTCTTTTATAGTTCCATTCTTTTGGAAAGATGAGAAAGGTCCATATCTAATAGATGATAATGGAAGAAGAGATTTGCCTCAAGATACTACAAGAGATCAGATCCTATGGTTTAAGAAGCCATACAAAGGTGGAAAAAACCCAGCATTTGAAAGAGACATTGAATGGGATGTGGAAGGTGCAAAAGGTAAGAAGTATCTAGTGACACTAAAAGGAAAAACCTGGGAGTGTAACTGTCACTCATACAAATTTTCTGGAAATAAAAGAAGCTGTAAACATATAGAGGATATAAAGGGTTCATATTTATCATAGGACCTAAAACCTATCTATATGAACAAGAAGGAAAAAGAGTTCGTCAAATACGTAAAGTCTGAATGTAAAAAGTATGGAGTCAAGTGCGACCTCAGAAAAACAAAACATGTCAGACTATCAGGAAATATAAAGTGCTCAGGATACTTTGACGAAGATACGCCAGCTCTTGTTTGTTCAATGAATAGAGAAGATTGGATAGAGATTCTTGCACATGAATTTTCGCATCTCACTCAATGGGTAGAGCAAATAGATATATGGAAGAAGTGCATGGTAAGTATGCCTTTAGTAGATGAGTGGCTTCAAGGTGAAGAGGTTCCTAATATCAAGAAGCATTTAGCAGTATCTAGAGAACTGGAATTAGATAATGAAAAAAGGTCTGTAAGAATTATTAAAAAGTTTAATCTAGATGTAGATATAGATAATTATATAAAGAAAGCAAATGCTTATGTCTATTTCTATAACAGACTACTAGCTACAAGAAAGTGGGCTACTCCAAACAATAGTCCATATAGCAATCAGAGGATCATAGAAAAGATGCCAAGATATTTCAAAGCAGATTATTCAATAACCCCTAAAAGAATAGAAAAAGTATTTATACAAGAAAACTTATAGTTATGGATTCTACAATAAAGCCTACAAAAAAACACGTAAATCAAATACTTGATTGGTGTATAAAGACTTATGGCAAATCTAAATTTAATAGACCATTTCCAGAAATAGAGTATAAGAAACCAGACTATTATACAGAGGGATGTATTGCATATTACGATGAGATTGATGCAGTTATATTTATAGATAAGATTGCTAACGATAATTTAACTGATTTAACAAATAGTATCATTCACGAGTATATACACTATAAACAAAATATGAAACACTACCAGATACTTGCAATGTATCTACCCGATCATAAAAACCCTATGGAGATTGAAGCATCAAAAATTGCTAATAGGGACACAAAAAAGTGTTTAAAATACTTGATGGATACTCTATAGTTTAATCGAGTTATTAATATTTATTGTTATAATAAATAACTACAAAGTATGACCCTACTTCAGATAGCAGAATCAGAACACATAAAAGAGTATTTTTTACAATACGGGGTTTTGGGGATGCTAGCTTTTTTGCTTGGTTATTTTGCTTGGATGCAATATCTAAGACTTGTTAAAAAGAATGATATCCTTGAAGAAAAAGTAGATAGACTTCAAGATGAAATGATGGGACTAATAGCAGAAGAGAGAGATAGATTAGCAGAACTTATTAAAGATAATACCGAAGCATTAAGAGAACTCCAGAAAACAATATTTAAGTATATGTTTAAAAATAGTGACTAGTGGATTATAAGAAATATTCTTTAGGCAAAATGGGAGATAAGTTAGTTAAGGCGATGGAAGCTAAAGAACATTTTAATAAAAAAGAAATTGAAAATAACTACATTAGAAAAGTACAAACACTAAAAGAGATCCTCACTCAAGAATATAAATTTGCAACAGAGAATAAAGTCAAGCATTTAAATTATGCGATTAAATTAGAAGTAGTTGAGAAGCATATTGACTATGTAAAAAAGATTCAAAATAAAAAGTCATTTGATCAATCGGATAAACAGATCATAGACCAACTAATCCTGAAGTATACCTCTCATAACTGATTGATTTTCAATCACTTATAACTTATTGATAATCAACTACTTATAACTGATTGATTTTCAATCGAGAATTTTTAAAAAAGATCAAAATAAATTTTTTTATTTCGACGGAATGTCTTAATTTTACTATATATCAAACAAATAAAGGTTATGAATAAGCAAGTTATCCTCTCGGCTCTAGAAGCACAGCTCAAGACAAAAGAATCAGAAGTTGAAGTCTACGAAAATAATGTAGTCAAGCCAGCGTATGAAGCACAAAATGCCGCTATCTTATCTTGGTTCCAAGAAAACGTATCTAATTTAATCCAAAAAATAGTAGCTACTAGTGACAGGATTGAGATAATGAAATTCGAAGAGCATGCGCGTTGGAATTCATGCACCATTTCTCTAATGCATGACTATAGAAGTGAAAATAGATCTAAGTATGCCGAATTCAGTTGGTATAGTTCTAGAGCTACGGCAAAAGACGGATTTGTTCTAGCCGATGTACAGATATTCGGAGCTGTAGCTGCTAAGTTTCAAGAGATAGAAAGCAAGTTCAAGCATGAGTGGAGTCCAGCATTCTTAGAGATATATCGTGAAGCCAATAAAATGGAAAGAGAGTGCTCAGAGTTGCGTGTTACGATTAGTAATACAAAGAGCGAGATTGCTAATGAAGCAAAGAATCAATATAAAAAAGTTGGCTTCTCATGTGAACTAAACACTAAGAAGTATATCAATAGAAATTATGATACGGGTGAAGTTACTTTGGAAGATGTGAAACACCAAATGAAATTGCAAATAGGTAGAAGCAAATGGGATTATGTATATGTAAGTGCTTTCAAAGTGAAAGAATTAAACAAGTACAAATGTACATTAGAGATTTCTAATGATAGTCATTCACTTAAAGAAATTACAGTAACTACTAAGAGGTTCTATGATTTTGTCGAAGATGTATTTAATTGGCAGAATGGTGGATCTGAAAGTGATAGTAGATATACAACCGATAGATACAATAGGCAATACGCTAAAAAACAAAATGCTGAATAATGAAGTACGTTAAGTATTTAAAAGACGAGTCATTGTTAGCATTAATAGGATTAATTATAATGTTCATTTATATCATATCAAAAAATTAAAGGTTATGGGACTAGACATGTACATGTATAAAAAACTTTATATATCTCAAGGTGATTTTTTTAAAGAAGAGTATAGAGATCAGGTCTCTGTTACTAAAGGCGGCAAAGATCATCCTACAATTAAAAGTAGTCGCGTTAAATATATAATTGAAGAAATAGGATATTGGCGTAAAGCAAATGCTATTCATAAATGGTTCGTAGATAATATTCAAAAAGGACATGATGATTGTGGAGAGTATTTTGTATTTCCAAATAAACTTCAAGAACTTAAAGATCTTTGCCTTCAAGTAATTGAAGACGGTAATAAAGCTCCTGAACTACTTCCTACTACTAGTGGTTGTTTTTTTGGTGGTACTGAATATGATGAATATTATTTTGATGATCTACATGAAACCGTAAAAATAATAGACGAGGCTTTATCAGATCCTGACGGAGATTATTATTATTCATCAAGTTGGTAAAAATAAAAACATGAAGACATTTAAAGACTTAGAATTTATAGAAATGAAAGATCTATTCTATAATGGAGTGCAGTGTAGAATTCAATTTGGCAACGGATACGGAGCCAGCATAGTTAGACACAACTTTAGTTATGGAGGAAAAGAAGGCCTTTATGAGCTTGCTGTATTAGATGAGAATGGAAAGCTACATTACGACAATCCAGTAGCCAATGGAGACGTTAGAGGACATTTAACACCTGATGAAGTTACAGAATTATTAAAACAAATTCAAGAGTTATGAAAAAATATTGTAAAGTGTGTGGAACTGAGATCCACCCAAAACGTGTAGCATTAGGATATTCTACTTCTTGTGTAAAGCATTCAACTGCCGAGAGATACACAGGTATAGTGGCAGCAGGATCTAAAAATGACTTTGAAGTTCATGTTATTAAAGATAGTAAGATTGCCAAAGAACTTGTTAAGATGTCAAATATTTATTAAAAAGAATCAAATGAATTACGTAGATCCAGTTAAGTATAGCAAAGCAATCTTATCATTAATGGAAGATGAATCAATGCCTCAAGAGGAAACTATTCCAGTTAAAGGTAATAGGAGTATGAAAGAAAGAGTATCTAACCTTTCTCCTGATGATAAAAAGAAACTTGAAGAATATATTGCTGCTTATAAAGAGATCAAGAAAGAGATCCATGAATTAATTAACAAAGATGCCATTGCTGAAATTGGTGGTAACAACTCCTCAAACTTGTATTTAAGTACAGAAGAGGAATAAAAAAGAAATAAAATGGTTTTGTTAAATTTAGTTTACGGAGTTCTTTACGGTGTTATAGGACAAGTCTTATCTTTTATTCAATTACAAGGAGGTATCAAGTGGGGTTGGACTGAGAAATATAGTTGGGCTCTTATGCTACTCGGACTTCCTATTAGTTGGGCATTCATGAAGAGTGTTCAAAATTTTATCATAGCATTTAATGGAGAGACTTGGCCTTCAAGACTATTAGGTTTTGGGATTGGAGTCGTAGTCTTTATTGCACTTACTTGGTTTTTGTTTAAAGAAGGTATCTCACTAAAGACTTCAATTTGTTTATTTCTTGCATTAGTTATAATTTTGATACAAATATTGTGGAAATGAAAACTATTGTAATAGGAGACACTCACGGAAGATCTAATTGGAAACTTGCTATTCATCAAGAAAAGCCTGATAGAGTTATATTCATTGGTGATTACTTTGACTCATTTGAACTTAGTGGAATAGAGCAGATTAATAACTTTAAAGAAATCCTCCACTATAAAGAAACAAATCCACAAGTTGAGGTTATAATGTTGATTGGTAATCACGATCATCATTATTTCCCAGAAGTAGGATACACAGGTACATCAGGCTTTCAAACTGGTATCGCGCCTTCTATTATGCAAGTAGTAGATGAGAATAGACATCATTTACAAATGGCTTATGGTTTTGGTGAGTATCTATTCACTCATGCAGGTGTAAGTCCTGTATTTATGGATCAAGTGTTTGGTGAAAATGATTGGAGTAAAGAAAATGTTGTAGTTGATCTAAATGAATTGTTTAAATATAAACCTAGAGCATTTGACTTTAATGGCTTTGATGCTCATGGAGATAATACAACGCAAACACCAATTTGGATTAGGCCTAGATCATTAATGTCTGCAAATAAGAAACATAATAAAGGATTAAAGAAAGACTACATTCAAATTGTAGGCCATACTCAAATGCGTAGATTAAATTTGGACGAAAGCGATAAGTTTACAGGTGGTAGATACTACTTCATAGACACTATGGAAACTTCAGGACAATATCTAATAATCGAAGAAGGTAAGTTAAGTGTAGGATCAGTAAGATAAATTTTATGACTATAAAAGAAAGAGCAGACTTTTTAGTAGAAAGATATGGGGAGAATTGTATTGAGGTTGTTAATAGTTTATTAGAAGACACTATAGAAACAAATCACGTATCTTATTGGAAAGATGTACTTGAAACATGTCAAGAGATTATAACAAATAAAAAACAAGTTAATGCCTAATGTAGTTGATCTAGTAGATCGTATAGAAGAAATGTTTATTGATATGCCTGATAAAAGAAAGAAGGTAGAATATCAAGAGTGGAAAGTAACTATTAATAAATTAATAGAAGAAGTAAACAAACTATCAAAGTTAAAAATGTATTTAACTGTAAAATAAAAAGTTATGGCGTATAGTCGTTTCGGATCCAGTCGTTGGTATACTTATTGGTACGAAGATTATAGATCAGGAATAAAGTTTCCTACTAGAAAAGAAAAAAGGAAACAAATGTTTATGATCCATGACTATCCTACTTATATAATTTCATATGGAGACCTTCAAAATAAAGGTATGGGTAAAATATGGGATGACATAAGGTTATTTTATTGGACAGATACAGAAGAGTTCAAAGCAAAGAAACCTTCTGAAACTGAAATGCAAGAACTAATGGGATATATAAAACAATGGAGACAAGATGTAGATAATTATTTTAAATTACACATCTTTCTAAAATATGAATGGTATTTTCCACTAAGAAATAAGATATTAAGGTTATGGAAAAGATAAAAAAGAAAAAGATAGAAACAGAGATTAAGTATTGGGAAAACTATCAAGCCACAAATTGGTTGGGTAAATGGTATAGACAAATTCAAATAGATAAAAACAAAAAGAAATTAAACACCAATGGAAAAAAATTATAAAGAATTCAACTCAGGACACTATCTAGAATTAGCAGATAGACTAAGCGTTATCATGGGTAATATAGATGAATACTGTTATGATCATCCGGCTTCTAATGATGAGATTAAAAAACTTATAGATGAAGCAATGAAGAATCTTTGGGATGCGTATCAAATAACAGGAGCAAACATATGTGAATACTCAGGACTACGTAATGTAGAAGGATATGAGTAAGCGCGGCCGCGGGTAGGGCACTTTCCGAGAGGGCCTAAAAAATACCATAAATACAAATATGCCAGAATCAATACTAAATAAAACAAAATATGATTGCAGTACTTTTAATAAAGCATGAGGACGGAGAAGCAGAACATCTACAAATATGTTTAGACTCTTTAGAACAACAAACTAATAAGGACTTCAAAGTATACGAAACTACGCCCGACTCTATAGACGTAGCAATACAATCTATATTAAATGATGACTTAAAACAGATTTGCTATTTAGATAGCTTTGACTTTTATCTGCCAGAACATATAGATATAATTCAGAAAGCAATAGCAAGAACCAATACTAGAAACATATACACTATATCTAAAGTAGTTAGGTTTAAAAATTGTGGTGGACCTTGTTGTATTGAAGATGAGTCACCTAAAATTACAGAGAAGATGTATGATCAAAGAGTTGTTGATATTCAAGGTGTAATTAGATCTGCTATTTGTGTGAACTACGATAAAGAAGAATCAAATACAGTAACACAAGTAAATATCATTACAGTAACACATAGACTAAAAGACTAACCTTTCTTTAATAGGGATTTGATATCGCAGTAGCATGAGTTAGCACCATGAGCTACAGCCATTAAGATCCACATTAAAGTCATTTCATTTAGACCTAGTAATGTTTTTACTTTTGTATCTTGTAGAATAGAATCCGGTGAACAGTGAATTGTAGATTGCGTAGGCTCATAAAAGTAAAAAGCTAAAATAAGAAAAGATATGCTTACCCAATATCTTAATAGATAATATTTAAATTTATTTACCATACAAATAAATATTCAATGAAAAGAGAAGCAACAGAGATAATAAAAGCAGTTAGATTTATAATTGAAAACAGATTTGCAGAACCGAGTTGTAAAGAACCAGAACACGTATTACTAGAAAGGTCTAAGATAGTTACTAGGTATATAATAGGTGTAATACTACAAACAGATTTAGATCCAAAGTCTCTACTAGAATTACAAGAAGAGATTGATTCACTAAAAAGTTAGAATTTCTCTGGTCCGGGAAATGTTGTATATTTGATATATATATAAATTGTGTTGATTCGAAAAATTATACTACAATGACAAGGCATGAAATAAAAGCAAACAAAGAAAGAACTCTCCTTAAAGAACTTATTGATAAGATGTTTGAGATAGCAGGCCATGATCTTAAGTTTGAAGATGTAGAAGGTAGACAGGATAATTGGTTCCAACAGTATACCATGACTGAAGAACAGAATAAGGAGTGGAGAGAATGGGGAACTAAGCATATTAAAAAGAAGAAACGTTATTATTCTAAAATAGCTTCTCGTGAAATGGCTTTCCTTGATTTATATTGTGGACTTAAAATAAGTGATAGTAAATATAATAAGTTATGACACAACAAGATATAATGCAAGACGGTACACCTTATCTATTTGCATCTGGACCAGTAGATAATGGATATAAATTACCTATTAATAATCCAAAAAAAGATTGGTTTAAGGTAGAAAATGGTAGATTAAAACATGTGTTTGAGTTACATACTCGAGGTGGTTTTTTATGGAGACTATGGTTTTTGTTGTCTGCTCCAATAATTTGGTTAGTTAAAGGTGAAGTTAAAATTAAATAACCTATGAAAGTAAATAGGCAAGATCTTAAATGGTATATAGATAACGTTAAGTACAACTATCCTAACTCAACTCCTGAAGAGTTTGCTGATCATCTTGCTAATTACATTGAGATGAACCCAGGTTGTATTGATGTAAATGGTAAAGCAAGACGTGGTAGATATTATTATTCAACTGTAGGTTACGGCGTATTTAGTTTATTTGGTGAGAAATACAGAATGGGTAGGATTGAAATATTTGATAAACAAACTGAATCAGGATATCAAGTAGATGAAGGAATCTATAGTCTACCTCATGAAGTTGCAAAACAGTTTGAAGACTTTATTGAATCAATTGAAACAGATCTACCAATTGAAATAAAGATAGGTTCACATGAATGGTGTGAAGAGGAATGTGCTAAGTCACTTGGCTTTACTGATAGTGATCAGATGAGAGAACCTGAGGCATCAGCGGCATACCGTAGAAAAAAGAATGATGAGTACGCTCGTAGTGAAGGATATAAAGATTGGGATGATCTAATGGCTAATTCTAAATGGACAAAGAAAAAAAATGAAAAATAAAATAATAAAGTTTTTTAAGGATATTTTCTTAGGCTTTAAAATAGCAGCAGAACTTAAGAAGAAAAGTCAATGGGGTAAATTCTAAATTATGAAATTAGAAACATTTACTAAGATTGTAGCGACATTAAAGAATCAAAGTGAAGTAACTAATCAACTGTACAAACTTAATATAGATTTAGTTGAGTTTGCAGATCCTTATGAATCAGTAATTACTATACTAATTAAAGAGATTTATGGAGAAGAAGGTTATGACTGGTTCAGTTGGTTTTGTTATGACTGTGATTTTGGTAGCAAATATAGTAAGGATGATCCTGGTGCATGGGATAAAGATGACAGTCCTATTTGCTATGATTTAGAGTCACTTTGGAACCATTTGGAATCAGAATACAAAATATAGGCATAAGTTATTGATTTTCAACCATTTATATAAGTAATTGATAACCAATCAGTTATAACTTATTGATTTCCAATAAAAACTTTTGGAAAAAACTAAAATAAATTTTTTTATGTCAAAAATATGTCTTAATTTTACTATGTATCAAATCAATAATGAATATGCTTAGTAACTACAGGATGAACCTCCCGCAATTGACAGCCGCCCTCAGAAGCAGATGCTTGAACAGGACTGCGGATTATTTTGAATCTTTTAAGAATGACGATACTGTCACTCTAGATGGTCTGTACATAGACAAATCATTTGTTAGGCGTCATATCGGACCTGGCGACTTAATGCTAAACCTTGAATGCGAAGTTACTTCTTACATTTTTGGTGTCCATATCGAAGCCTAATCTTGAATAACAATAAATCAATAATGACTATGACAGAATTTAAATTCACTTTTGAGACAGAACAAGAACAGTTTGACGCAGAATTTACCGGATACATTGAGTCTTACGATTGCGTAAGGGTCGAATTAAGACATCCTAACGGTGGGATACTTGATTATCCTGTCAAGAATCGTGAAGCTCTAAAAAAGAGTATTGAATTTCATGGAGATAGTATTGTCAAGATCTATCAGACAGAACATTCATACGACATCCAAGATTATCTTTAGTAACAATTAAAATTTTATAATATGTGTAAGAATGAATTAGAAAAAATGGTCCGCATGAGCCAAGAAGAATACATGCAACAGAATCCTAATTACGAACCTATGTTCCCTAAAGGATGGGATGATGATAGTAGGTGGCCAGAGTTTAAGTATGACTATGACTCTTTCAGATCCACTCAAATTGCTATCGACCACCATTTAGAAGTCATGGCAGGTTGTTGGGATTAAACAACTAGTCAGGTGGGTGTAATGCGGGATGGTCCCAAGTCTCTTAATGAGTTGCTTATCCGGTTCGAGTCCGGCCCTGACTACAAATAGTTTAGAATTATTCCAAAATTAGTACTAATATTACCAATATAGGAATAAAAATAAACTAGAATATGGTGATACAAATAAATTAAAACAATAAAGGTTATGAATTACAAAATGAAATTGAGCGACTTAAAAGAAATGGACGGACTTTACTACATAGCAGATATTGTAGACGTAGACGGTAGTCCTTGGGTTAGTAAAGAGTTTGCACTACAAACTTTAGACTTAGTGAATGCTGAAATGAATCAGCCGGTATTTGAAGACTTTGGAGAAGATCTATTTGAAGATGAGTTCTAAAAAAAACTTATCTACTCTAAAGATAGATTTTTATAATACAGAAAAACGTCTTAATTTACATATATATTAAAAAACAACAAAAAAACAGTTATGCAAAATTCAAATCGCCCGAGCTCTTACACTAAATTGAGCTACATTCAGAAAGTTAGTCGTGTAAACAGAAAGCTCCGTCTTGGAGATGTAACTAGAGTTGCTGAGACAACCGGTTTTTCTACCACTCATGTGGCTGACGTACTAACAGGTAAGTACTTCAACGATCGTATCGTTAATGAAGCTTACGACATGACACGTGGACGTAAGTCTAATGTGTACAAGCTTTCTAGCTTGGAGGCTTAATAACCTCTATCATTATTGATTATTTCGGCCTGGATATCTATCCGGGCCTCTTTTTTATAACTGGTTGATTATCAATACTTTATAACTGATTGGTTTTTAACCACTTATAACTGATTGGTTTTCAATCGAAAATTTTTAAAAAAGACTAAAATAAATTTTTTTATTTGAGTGAAATGTCTTAATTTTACTATGTAACAAATCAATAATGAATATGAACAAGATTATCAACACCCTCGGACTCGGAACCTGTAACTTTATCAGAGAACAAAAAGGATCTTACAGGATCGTCTACAAATGTCAAGCCGGGTTCATGAGTATTGCGGAAGCAAAATATAACGATGACATGGCTAATAATTTTGGACCTGCTCAACTGTTGTCTAGCTGGAAAAAGGGTTCACTTCAAACTATCCAATTCATGGCAGAAGGCGGACAGCACTGGCTTACTGTATTCGCTAGAAAAGGTAAAAAAGTTGTCGTGATTGATGAGGAGATACTTAAAGATCTTACTGTCGGTACTATCAACTCTTATTGGATTGACACGAATCTATATTCTCAAAAACAGTATGCGTATGTCAATGCTAAGAATTGGGCGTGTAAAGCATTCGTAATGAATGCCGCCTAATTTCCAACCAAAATTAATTAACCAACAAAATTATTATATATGTTTAGAGAAGGAATTTACAGACGTTCAGATCTTATTGTACTTGAATCAATCGAACAGGCTTGGGATGGTGATGAGCTAGTCCTGGACTCAGGAGACGAAAAAGTGTGGTTGACTCACCGTGAGAATCGTGCTTACAATGGAGACTATACACTTGAGACTTTGTGTCCTATCAGTGGAAAGTGGGAGCAAGAATCATTTTCGTTTAAACAATAAAATTAAAATATAAAGTTATGGCAACCCTAATTAAAAAGGCTGAAAAGGCCGTAAGAGAATTTAAGGTCGGAGATGCAATTAAGTGGAGTAGTTATTTCCATGACGGAAGATCTTATGAGACCACATATTATCGTGGTACAGTAACTAAAGTCAATCGAGTTAATCTGATTGCAGAAGACAGTGAAGGTAATACTTGGAAAGTAGAAAAAAAGGAGGTCGTATGAAAATAGAAGTATCAAATGGAGAAATCGCAGACAAGTTCTCTATCCTACTCATTAAGAGATCAAATATCAAAGACGATACCAAGCTAGATAACGTTGAGAAAGAAATAGACTGGATAATTCCTATCTTCTTGAAGGTTGTTAAGAAGAAAGAAGTCTATGATAAGTACCTTGATCTTGCAGTAGTGAACAAGGAACTTTGGGATATAGAAGATGATATCCGAGAATGCGAGAGGCAAAAAGACTTCGGAGATAAGTTTATCCAATTGGCCAGATCTGTGTATATTAAGAATGATCGAAGGGCCGAGATTAAGAAGGAGATAAACCTATTAACCAATTCAGGTATAGTAGAAGAGAAGTCTTATGAATCTTATTAAATAAAAGTTATGACAGCAAAAGAAAAAGCAACCAAATTAATTTCAATGTCTGAGCTAATTGTATTGGCAGAAACAGGACATAAATTAAATGTAAAAGAACGTAAAGGTATTGCCAAAAGACAGGCAATTGAATGTTGTGTCGAAGTATTAGGATATATGGGCACACATAGCGGATATGAATTTTGGACAGAAGTAAAACAAGAAATAGAAAAGTTATAATATGGAAAATTTAGACAAAGCAAAGACTGCATACAATACTCTGTTAAAGAGTGGAATGTTCTATGAGTTCTATCCTCAATTGACAGGTAACTGGGATGAGGACAGGGACTTTTGGTTCGAGGAATATATGGAACAAATGGAAAGAATGAAAAATAGATAAAGATGGATAAAGAAGAACAAAAACAAATTCTAATAGATATGATGAATCAAGATCAGCAAGACGGATTGTATGAAATACATCCAGGATTTTTAAGATATGATGAAGGAGAGTGGATTGTCTATACAGTTTATTATGATGGCTTATGGTCTGACGGTATTCCACTTCATCCGAATGAATGTAGGAGTTGGATGCACCAATATCAAATGGCAGACTTTCCTACTCAAGGTAAGAAGGTAGATTATCAAATAGAATATAGTGACGGAATTGCTTATGCTGTTACAGATATTAAAGAATGCAAGACTACAAGTATAGAATCCAAGTTAGATATGATCTTAGAAGAGATAGGCAAGATCAAATGGATGATAAGAGATTTAGATAGTAAGGTATAAAGATATTTATATAAAAGATCAGGATGAAATTAAGACAATTACTTGAAGAACTTACTCTAGAGTTAAATGTACCACAACCAAAAGATGCTTATAAGTTTGATAAGATAGCATCTAAGAATTTAGGGTACGGAGATTACTATAAGTATGCCTATACTAATATAAACGAAGATCCTATGGAGGTAACAGTATTAGTATCCAAAAAACCAAAGGATCCTGGAATTACACTCTATGTGGCATTTGGTGCAGATACTACTGCTCAAGGAACTAAGAGTGATTTTATTCCTGATCCTGGTGATGAGAATCCGAATGATGAGGATAAATATGATGAAAAGACTGGAGCAGGAGATACGTTGAAAGTTCTGGCTACCGTGGTTCAAGCTGTAAAGAATACTGCCGAAAAGGTTGGAGGTATGGATAAGGTATACGCAATGGCATGGGCACCATCGGATAAGAAGAGAGATACTATATATGACTACTATGTAGAAACTCTATTCCCAACCTTTGAGAAAAATAAGGAAGCATCAAAACATTCCTTCAAGTATTATATCAATAAAGACTTCAAAGGTAAGAAGGTAAATGAGATTGGATTAGAGAAGGAAAAAATAGATTCTTATGTATTTAAGACAGAAGAAGACATGGAGGACTATAGACTTTATTCATTCAAAACACCAAGTGGATTATTATACGCAGTAGAATTAGAAGAGTACGATCCAGTTGAAGGACCGATGGAGGTTAGTAAACTTATACTATATGGTGATGAATTAGATTCAAGTATCCCTGATGATCAAAAAAGAAGATTGGAAAGTACAGTACTTATAGTTACATTTGGAGTGATTGATGAGTCTGATGATACTAATTCAGTAGGATCAAACCAGAATATAGTAACAAATAAAGGAGAGTTATACAGAGTAATGAATACCGTAACAGCTATAGTAAAAGAAGATTTAGCCATTAATCAATATATCAAGTACATAGCATTTAACCCGGCTAAAAGAACTACGACAAATCCTAAGTCTACTAAAGTAAGAGATACAGATCTATCTTCTAATTCAAGAGCAAACCTTTACACTAAGTATATACTAGGAAGACTTCCTAATGCTGAGATAATACCAAATAATATGTTTGACGTACTTGCTAAAGTAAAATAAAACAACCATGGACATAAACAAAAACCAACAGGCCCAAGACATAAACATAGATAATAATCCAGTGAATAAAGATAATAATATAATACCAGAGGATAAAAATACAGATAAGGATATAAAGGAAGAAGAAACAACTCCTACACCTGTAATAACAGAAGAAGAAATAAAACCTATAGAACAGAATAATACTATAGAAGAAATACCTCAACCAACCCCACAACCGGCTGTTAAGAATACCGTAAGATACATAGATAGCGGGTTCACCTTTTAAATACCTAGTGTGTAACTAGAAAGATCTAACGGATATAAAAAATTAATATTGTTAGAAAGTGTTAGTTTGTGTCAATTTGTGTATAAAAGAATAAGGAAAAGAATAGTCTGGATCCGTAGCCATATCACGCCCGCGTCACCTAAGTGATTGATACCCAATAAGTTAGAAAGGATATTTACGTATATAAGAGATTGATTACCAACGACTTATAACTGATTGATTCTCAATAAAAACTTTTCAAAATAGTTGCCTAAATATTTTTTTATGTCACTGGAATGTCTTAATTTTACTATATACCAATCAATAATGACAATGACAGACAGAACACAGCTTATCCTCTCCTCAGTACGTAACTACGAATTCATTAAAAAGGCCGTTGACACCATCAATGAGAACCTCTACAGTTCAGACCTATGGGTGAATGACAGGATCCAGATGGATGTAGAAAAGGATGAGGACGGAAACATGAGTAGGTTCATTATCACTGGAACTGCCTTAGACTTCTTTCAGATCGGCCTTAGGTACGGTTCACTAGAGGAAATGAAAAGGAATAAAGAGATCAGTGACATCATTAACAGATACTAGGTCCACTCCAAAGAATTATTTTACCACATCAGATTAATTAATTAAATTACAATATAAATAAAGGTTATGAATTTGAACACTATTACATCTATCTCTCTCGACACTGCAAGACAAATCGCTCCAGCTATCTTTGCTACTTCACCTGCACCGACTATCAAAAGTCCGAAGTACCAGTTCACTCCTACGTTTGAGGTTATCGACCACATGCAGGATATGGGTTACGTATTGACAGGAGTAAAGCAATCTAGTTCTAACGTAGAGCTCCGTAAGAATTGGGGCATACACATCACCCGCTTCCAACACCCTGACCTCTACATTAAAGACCCACAGGGTAAGATCGAAGCAAGGCCTGAGGTTGTACTTATCAACTCTCATGATGGCACTAGACCAATTCAATTCGAGATGGGCTTGTTCCGTCTTGTATGTGAGAATGGTTTGGTTATCAAGGACAAGGACATGGGTTCCTTTAGAGAGCGCCACACCAAGATGAACTTCCAAGAGGTTAAGAACCTTATTGATGAGAAGGTATCTGGACTCCAAGGCGTAGTTAATACCATAAGCAAATGGAATATGATCGAGATGACTGATAAGCAAAGATACCAGTTTGCTGTAGAAGCATTGGCCTTAAGACTTTCAGATGATCGTCAGCCTGAACAGTACGAGGTACTAGACATTCTAAATGCTAAACGTAAGATCGATGCGCAGCCTACCTTGTGGCACACTTACAATACCGTACAAGAGAATCTTATTAAGGGTGGGTTCCAATTAAACAACCGTCAAGCTAGGGCGATCAAGAATCCTATAGAGGACTTCAATATCAACCAAGGCCTGTGGAGTTTAGCTAGCGCTTACTCAAACTAGTTGGTTAGAGAGACGAGCTCGCGAGCGACATGCTTGCGGCTTGCTCTTGACCATTAGCACGGAGCTAGCACCACAGCAATGACCTAATTATGGTAGATAGGAGGGCCCTAGCCGGGGGCCCCGCGTTGACTGGCCACGCACACCGGGAAAATTTCCAAATTGTCTAAGAATATAAATACGTAAATAAATGAGAAAGACTATAAAAGAAAAACTTGTAGAGCACATGATTGAGAACGGTAATAATTTTACATATACCGAGATGATCAAAGAAGTGCTTAGAATTTCTAAAGGCCATAACTACAAATATGACCATAATTCTCCAGACCGTGGTTACTATGCCACTAATTTTTCTAAAAAGTGGAATGGATATATGGTAAATGGTAAAGGTACTTGTGGAGTCTATAAAAATGAAAATGGTAGATGGAATGCTATCTATTATAAAAACTAAATAAAATGACAGAAAAAAACATATACAAGAAACTGTTTGACACAATAGAAGAAGCAGGAAAGTTAATCGCCAAATTCGGTAACATATCTATTCCAGCTACAATGAAGAAAACCCCTAATGGAAAGTATATTGTAACATTCAAAATTTAAATATAGAAACATGGATAAATTGAAACAACATTTCGAAGTATGGGAAAAGATCTTAATGGCTCTTGCCCTAATTGCATCAGCATCGGTTATGACAGTCAATCTAAAGGAAGGTAGTGATTATGGTTGGCAGGTTGTTGCTATCCTATGGATTATAACCTGTTGGTTAAAAACAAACAAGATCAAAGAACTTGAAAATAAATAAATATGAATTTTAGTTTTAACAGCAATTACAATACAATCTATTTCATTCCTACCATATCCATCTGTTATGAATATGTAGATAGTAAATTAGAATATATGTTCTTGGACATTTCGTTCTTGAAATGGTGTGTCACTTTTACTATCAAAAAAATGGAATTGAAATTCTAAACTCCGGGAAAAATTCCCATTCACCAAAAATTGTAAATATATAAATCGGATGAAACGAATATCTCCAGATTTGACTCACTTTTACATTAAGTTAGAAGACTCTGATCCTTACCGTTGTAGGAAAGCAGTTGCCTTCACTTTAACCCCAAGTAAAGAATCTGAATATGAAGGTTGGGAAGACGTTACATATTATGGTGAAGGAATACTTGATCCTACCCTAAGTATCAGAAAACCTGAATGGGTATACGTTTTGGTAAATAAGTCTATGCCTGGTATATGTAAGATTGGAATGACTACTACTAGTGTAGGACAGAGGGTAAAGGAGATTAACTACGCAACAGGTGTGATAACTCCATGGTTCTCGGTCTTCAAGTACAAATGTATTAATAGCCTAATTTTAGAACAGGCTGTTCATCAACATCTAGAAGATCAAGGATATAGAGTTAATCCTAAACGTGAAGGGTTCGAGATTGATTCTCAAACTGCTATAGATGTGATAAAGGAGCTCGGAGAGAAGTTGACTATTAGTTCTGGTGACTTTGGTGATACTTTAGAGTAAATTTGTAAATACTATATTTTAGGGCCCCTATGCGAAAAACCGAACGACTATGACTTATCTATTATTTATACTAGCCTGCTTTATTGTTGCTTTCATATATTGGAAACTCAAGTGGAGCTTAATGACTTTGTGGCTGTTACTATTCTCATTTGCATCTATAGGATTATTGATGATGCCACTTAACTTTGAAGCAGGATTAACAGTAGTTGGGTTTTGTCTAGGACTAATGATCTTGATCTTCTTTCTAGGTCTTATAGGCCTAGGAGTGGCAAGTATTGTGGCCGCACCCTTTGTTTTACTATATGGTATAATCAAAAGCATATTTAATAAGTAATTCAATATTTATTAGTAGTAAAATTATTATAATGAAAGATTTTAACATTGCAAAGTATTTAAAAGAGAACCACCTTGGTCCTCATGCTATTCTTGGTGGCTATGTAGACCTTCATGCTTTAAAAGAAGTAGAAGATCTAGAAGGCTGGGAACAAGCAGACTTTGGAGCTACGGAGAACAAAGAATTAGCAGATCGTTTTGCTAAAGTGGAAAAGACAGGCAATCCTAATAAAGATGTAAAAGTAGTGAAAATAGGAAAAGTATATAAAGTTTACACTAAGGATATAGAAGAGCTTAAAGAAAAAAAGATGAACTCAGGCAAAAATTCTGAAACCATAACCTTATCTTATTACGATTATCCAAGTATTAGTGATGGTGATCAAAGATTTGCCGTTAAAACATTTATAAAATTTGTAAAAAGTCTCAGAGGCAACGCTAAAGTAATAAAAGATGAATTTGAAGAGATAGAGTTTAAATTAACTGGTATTTCACCAGAAGAAGTTAAAGATGCTTATGCTAAAATGGTAAAAGTAGAAAAAAAGAGAATTTTAAATCCGGGTCCATTTAATTATTTGACTTCTTGGACTGTTAATCCTCCTGGATTAGATGAATACAACCAACTAGGAGAAGAAGAGGAAATGTATTTGGATACAGAAATTCCATATGAAGGCCCAGAAAGTAAGGTGGATGGCTTTGGTGATGAATTTGTACAAGACAGTCCTGTAGAAGAAGCAGATAAAGGCGATAAAGATAGTTTAATGTCAAAACTATTTGCTATTCAAAAAAAATACGGATATAAAAAAGCTAGACCTGATCAAGAGGAATATGAGAATGTAAGAATTGCACCAACTGTAGCAAGGATAGGCAATAAAATTGTTGGGGACGGTGGAATTGCAATTTCTATTGAAAGTAAAGTAAGTAAAGCTGCTTTTACTGATATTAAAAATTTACTTCAGACAAAATTCCCTGGTTGGCAAATAGATCCTCAAAGTGTTACTAAAGATGATGATTTTGATACTGATTCTAAGAACGTATTATTCTTTGATATAGTAAAAAACAAATCTGTTAAAGAAGACAGCGTAGAAGAAGTAGACAGTATGGATTATGATGATTCTGTAAATCCATTTCCTTCATTAATGCCAGATGAGCAAGGTAAGTTTGATCGCATGATGGGACTTATTGATCAAAGTATACAACCACGTCTTGGCCAAGTAAAGTCTGTTATTGATGGTGCTAGAGAACAAGGATACGCAGATAGAACAATATTTACCGTTCTTGCAAGACATCCGCTAGTTAAGGATAGTATAGAGGCTCTTGTTGATGATGGTTTTGAATTTCAAGACATAGTTGACTTCTTTGCTACTGACTTTTCTCAAAATGAAGAAATTGCTGGATATGATGCTGGTGTTCAAATGGAAGGCTCAGAAGAATATACTGTTGATTTCGGTACTAATACAATGACTTATACATTAGATAGAGATAATAGTGTTCTTAGAGGATTAAAACCTGGAATTGTTCCTGGTGCTGATCGTGAAGAAGATATCATACCTGTTACAATAAGCCCTGAAGGATATTTATCAACTTCTGATAGAAGAATTAAAGATATATCTCCTAAATCTAATAAAAATCCTTTTTCTGATCCTAGTTACAGAAATATAGACTAATTAAAAAAATAATATGGCATTCAACTTTAAGCAATTTACAGCAAACAATCCTCTTCTAAAAGAAATTAGTCCAAGAGAATTTGATTATATGGACAATGATCAGTTGGATGCAGCAGGTCTTACAGGAGATAAGATTGGCCCAGATGAAGATAATACAGGATATCCTAGAGTTGAATTTGAACAAGCTGTTATCAAAGCTTTAAAAGCAAATATAGATAAAGATACCTTACATAAGATAATTGATTGGAATTAACCTTTGCAAGCCCATACATATAGCCCTCGGCAAGTGCCAGGGCTTTTTTTATTCTACATCCTTTCTATAGAACCTACCTTGGATATTATCGTTATATGAATCTATATGAAGAACTTTGTAATGCATTTGCCACCATACTTCATAATAAGTCAATTGTTTTTTAGAGTAACATAATTGTAAGATCTCTCTAGTAAACATATCATCCCCTATTTCTTTTCTTTCTTGATTAAGAAGCTTATTACTTCCATGGTATGATAACCAATCAGATTCTTTAATGATCTTCTTCTTGCGTGGGACGCGCCCAGGTTTGTCCCATTCCGCGATCTCCTTCTTGGTTAATACTTTATTGGTATTATTGAAAAGGACCTTTCTACCTATATAGAATTTGCCATTGACTAGATTGACAATCTTATATATAAAGCCAACAGTATTGGGTGGAAAGTCTTCTATTGAATTAAACTCTCTAGTAACTCCTAGAGGATCAAAATATAACCATTTATTCATACTTTATTTTTTAACTATCCCACCTTATAATAAAAGTCATATCTGTATTAGGTGGAATTGGATATGGCCTAGATAATTTTCCAACTACTAATAACTCATCTTTATCATTATATAATCCTACTGTGGTTGTATAAGGATGAAAGTCTGAACCTGTTACTGCATCTATATAAGAACCTGAGGTTCCTGCTTTATTTGCACTCGGATTTAACGTATAGTTAAAATCATTTTCCTTCACCCTACACCTAACTTCGTTTTGGTATACAGTTGTCTCGGCTACTAAATTAAGTGTATATGCAGAATAAGATGGCATACTTATAAATATTAAAACTCAAATAAATACTTATAGTTTTCAAAAATTCCCCAATATGAATGTTCGTGAAAAATATCATCTTTTCTGTACACATTAAAGTGAGAAGTAAAATGATATCCATGATTAACATGGACAGAGGGATTAATACAATTCCAAGTTTTTCTGATAATATTTTGAGGTTCTATAAGACCTGAATTTCTTATTAACGCATTAGACAATATAGATTCACAATGTTTTATTGCTTCTGAAAATTTCATAGTCATTTGATGAAATGGTTGATCTAACTGCCCTAAACTTTGCCAACCGCTTCTGCAAATCCCCATATAATTCATATTAGTTAAAACTTCTCCATCATTTATTTCTGGATAATCAAAATATCCTTCTGGATAAAGAACATCATGTTCTAGAAAAGAAACATAATTATAATTATTAATCTCTCTTGCTTGATATAATAAATGCATTATTTGAAGCAATTGATTTAGGTGGCTAGATATCTTTACCCAAGAAATAAATTCAGGAAATGGATTATCAGGTTCGTGATTCCACATACAAGTTAAAATATCTGCTTTTCCTTCTGATGCTATTTTTATTGTATCTAAAGATTTTTTTATAGTAGGATAAGTTTGAGAGACATGATTATTAGAATAAAAAATTCCTAATTTATTATTTTTTGATTTAGGAAAAACTAATAACTCTCCCTCTTTAATTTTTTCATTATAAATTTTATTTTTATGCTCTATATCTACTTCAAGATATTTTATAACTCCAGGAAGTGTATCACCTATAATATCGTTACATGATCTAACTATTAATTTATCATTTACAATTTTAGACTTAATTTGTTGAGTGCAATCTTTATTTCCGTATAGAGCTTTAATTATGAGCATATAAAATTTTATTTATTTTTTTAATTGACCCTTCATTTTGACAAAATTTAGAAGTATATTCATGACAAAAAATTCCATCTGAGTCTATTCTGTTTTCTGTTAATTTTAATTGTTTAGCAAATTTTGTTTTCATAATCATTATACCAATATCTATTCTATGAGATGAGTGGTACGTTTCAAAAAATTTATAATCATATCCATTATGTATCATATCACAATAAATAAAATTAATATTTTCCGAATAATTATTTAATACTTCTTGAACAAAAGATGCAACGTAATAATTATCATCGCTAGTCATAATAACTAATTCTTCTTTTGCTGATTGCAATCCTATATTTTTTGGAGTATTCCCAAAGTCATTATAATTTTTTTCCAAATAATTAAATATTATTCTATCATCATTTGAAAAATATTTTTCACACTCAATGTATGGATCTTTAATTCCGTCAACTATAATATTAGCTACCCAATTTTTATTTGTTTGACTTTGTAAACAACCTAAAGACATATTTAAGTTATTAACTCTACCATGAGTTGATATTATAAATTCTATTTTCATAATTTATTTAATCACAATAAAGAAGATTTTTTTTCTACTTCTTGAATTTCTTGATAGTATTTATAACTTGCCATTCCTTCTTTTATTCTAAGATCTAAATTATAAGGAAGTGAATCTCTATAGTTAGCTTTATAAAACTTTCCTCCACAAGAACAAGTTACTCCTGCATTATGAAATATATTTGTTTCATTAAATCGTTCTTCTGAATCTGTTGCCCAACTAAAATCCATTTCTTTAATTACCTTTGTTTCATTACCCCAAAGCCACCCGTTCCACAACACGGCCCACATATCTGCACACCATATTTGAAGTTCATGATGAGATGGATCTTCTTCTTTCTTCTTATGATTTAGTTGATTTATTTGGTAAAATAAGTTTTCAGAATCTTGTTCTACTTTTGTCCAATATTCCCAACCTACATTTTTTAGTATGTACTGTGCACCACCTGAATTAGAGTTCATTAGTTTTGGTACTATTGAATCTATACCAACAATCTCACACATCTTGTTGTAAACATCCTCACCCTTAGAAAGTATGTACGAGGAGTTTATATAACTATTGGTATCACTTAAATACCAAATATCATCATTTAATAGATTAGTCCAATCAACAGGCTTAGTAAATAAAATATCACAATCATGATAAAATATTGCCTCGTCTTTTAATTCAGGGTGAGCTTTAAAGTGTTGCTTCAGTATGTTTGGCCTAATGGATGAAATGTAGTGTATAGGCTTTTTCCTAGTATCTTCATAAAAAAAGAATCTGACAGTATTATAATGAGCTGTAAGTTTATTCCACATCTCAATAGTCTCTGGCTTACTTGTATCATCATTAGGATTCCAAGCTACAAGAATATCTATATTATTAGGATTAATTCCATTCTTAATGAAATTATTAATCATAACTTCTACTTGCCAAGCATAATAAACCAATCTAGGTTGAGCACAAATATAACGTAAATTTTTCATAACAATTTTTAATTTATATTAATAAATATTGTGAAAGTTGTTACGCTCCACCTCCACCACCGCCACCAGGATTACATTGTGTACCAGGTACGCTCCAAGAACTACCACCTGCAGCTGATGCATTTCCTCCTATTAATATATAAACTGATCCTACGCTTCTTGCACATACCGGATCACTTGGAGTTGTTGTTCCTCTAGTTAGTGTTTGGGTTACTCCATCACAATCAACATACTCAAAATAAACAGTTCCGTTATCAGAATTATCTATATCTGTTTGATCTGCTGTAGCTATATATTCATAACAAGCTATAGTTGTAGTTGTTGTAGTTGTACTTGTTGTGGTTGTAGTAGGCTCTGCTGTAGTTGTTGATGTAGTTGTACTAGTTGTCGTTGTAGTTGTAGTTGGTTCTGCAGTTGTAGTACTAGTTGTTGTACTAGTAGTAGTTGTTGTTGGAGTTTCTGTTGTTGTTGATGTAGTTGTACTAGTCGTTGTTGTAGTAGGTACTACAGTTGTAGTACTAGTAGTCGTGCTAGTAGTAGTTGTTGTCGGAGCTTCTGTTGTAGTGCTAGTAGTTGTGGTCGTTGGAGCTCCATTACACTGTGTTCCAGGTGTACTCCATGAACTGCTTCCAGCTGCGGATTGATTTCCTCCTATTAATATATAAACACTTCCTACATTTATAGCACAAACTGGATTGCTTGGAGTAGTTGTTCCTCTGCTAAGAGTTTGAGGATTTCCATCACAATCTGTATAGTTAAAATAAACAGTTCCATTATCTGAATTATCTATATCTGTTTGGCCTGCCGTTGCTACATATTCATAACAAGCTGCTGTAGTTGTACTAGTCGTTGTACTAGTTGTAGTGGTTGTAGGAACTTCTGTTGTTGTACTAGTCGTTGTACTAGTTGTAGTGGTTGTAGGAACTCCTGTTGTTGTACTAGTTGTTGTGGTAGTTGTTGGGCAGTATTCCCAATTTAACACTACACCTGACGAATTAATTTGTACTGCATAAATATCATCAAATCCTACAGATCCTTTCCATAATATTTTGAACCATTGGCTTGCACCATTAAAAACAGTGTTTAAATTAGCATCTGAATAGAATACAATACTGTTTGCCATAGTAGATGTTGCTACAGAAGTATAGATATCATTCGGTGTACTTTGTAGACAAGCGTTAGCAGCACTACTTTGAGGAGTTACACTTCTAAAATGGTTTGTAGATGCAACAGTTGTTGTACTAGTGGTTGTACTAGTAGTTGTGGTAGTTGTTGGAGTTTCTGTTGTTGTACTAGTTGTTGTACTAGTAGTAGTAGTCGGCTCTGCCGTAGTTGTACTAGTTGTTGTACTAGTAGTAGTAGTCGGCTCTGCCGTAGTTGTACTAGTTGTTGTACTAGTAGTAGTAGTCGGCGCAGCCGTAGTTGTACTAGTTGTTGTACTAGTAGTAGTAGTCGGCGCAGCCGTAGTTGTACTAGTTGTTGTACTAGTAGTAGTGGTTGTAGGTGCCGCAGTAGTAGTAGTTGATGTAGTACTAGTAGTAGTTGTCGTTGTCGTTGTTTGTATTAGAGCATACTCATAATCTAAATTTGTAATAATAACTATTCCTTGAGCATATAATATATTTCCTACATGTACGTTATTATTATTTACATCTATAACATTTCCATTACCGTCATCAATTAAATTATAAGTAGTTCCTGATAATACAAAACTTTTTCTACTTATATTTTCACCAAAAACAGTCCTAGGTATTGCTAATACTGTTATTTCATCACCCGATGTAGTTGGAAAATATCTATAATCATTATCAAAAGTACCTGATGCTGCCGTGGATTGTAAATTGTCATTCCAAGCACTTGCAGTATTATTTAAAGATCCAGTTAAATAAGAATTATAATATAGTTGTTTAGCTAATTTATATACTAGAAAATCTTCTCCGTCAGAATTAAAAGATCCATTAATTCCTCTATTTAAAGTTATTCCATAACTTACAGCAGATGAACTTGCATAAGATGAAGAATATTTTAACTTTATAGGAAAAGTAGAAATATCTGATCTATCAAGAGTATTTTTTGACATTCCCATTTATAAACTATTGTAGTATTTTACTACCAATCTAATTTAACTCTAATAAGAGCCTCTTTAGTAAAGTCTTTTGTAAGAGGTTTAGACATTTTAGCTACTGCTAATAATTCATTGTTATCGTTATACAATCCAACAGTTGTAGGATATGTTTGAGGACTATTAATGAAATTAGAATATATTAATTCACCAGAACCCGTTATAAATGAAGGATTAGTAGTATAGTTATAGTCAGCATTTTTAAATCTTACAAATACATAATCAGAAGAGATTGTTTCTTGAGAATTAAGTTGAAAATTAGAACCAGAATTAATTATAGCATAGATTAAATTATTATTTGCACTAGATGCAGCTACTGTATTTGCTGTTGTATTGAATGAAGTAACAATTCCACCAGCAGCAGTGCCCAAAGATAAAGCTCTAGGGTTTAAAAGAATTAATCCAATGTCAGGTAAAAATAAACCATAACTTCCTGACACAGTATTTCCTTGAGTTGCTCCAGATAAAGTTGGACTATTTTTAGCCGTTCCATTAGAACCAGATACTATATTATAAACTCTTCCACCGTCTAAATATGTTATAGTACTTACATCATTTGAGTTATCAGTTAATTTAATAGGACCGTTGGCACCATTAAGTAAAGTTAAATTAAAAGTACCTGGGAATAAACTCTCTTTATATCTATTTCTATCTATTTGAATAGCTATTAAATCATCTGAATCAACATTTCCCGTACCAAAATTTACAGCACTTTCTGCATCTCCATAAATTAAATTTCTAAATTGGCCAAATGTAATTCTAGTTGGGCTTTTTCCTAGCACTAAACTATTTAGAGCTAAAGATCCAGATCCAGCATAATGTCCATAAGCTACTGAGAATTGAACTGATGCAGATGGAGAACTTATATTTCCATCATATACATCAACGTAATAACTACCCGTAGTTGATGCAGAAGCTGTAAAAAAACTAGTAAGAGTAGTTACATTATTACTCCATGCTGGTGCCGTTACTGAGTCGGCAGATACCACAAAATCTGTAGGATCTAATCTTGTAAATGACATATTTTAATATATTATGAGGTTACCTTTACGATTGTTACAGGAATACTAATTCTAGCGCCAGAATCACGACCTACTACGACTAAGGTAGTAAATAAAGATGTATTAGAGCCAAATAAAGTATTAACCGTGGTTGCAGTTAAATTAATTGTTGTTCCTATAACTGTCTTACTTACGTTAGTACCTATAGTTGTTGTACTATTTAATGACGTAGCTTCAGGAGTATTAATACCAACTCCATTAAATGAACTCATTGTTCTTACATCACCAATTGTAGCTACATATCCTGATTGTTCAAAGGTTGATGTTGCTCCAAGATAATTTAATGTTTGAGGAGTAATTGCTAAAGAAGCTCCTTGTTTTATTGTAATTGCCGTATATCCAAGATCTAATACTGGAATTTTTGCAGTGCCTCTTGGAAGCGTAATAAGCTTATACTTCATGATTTCCATATCATTAGGATATGCTTGAATAATTGGCATCGCTTCAATAGCCTCACCATAAAATGCAGATCCTGATGGGTGGGTGGGGTTATATAGAGTATAATCGATCTCATCATCAGCTAAAGAAAACTGAGTAATTCTAAATGATCCATCATTTCTGGAAAGGAGTTCTCTACCTTTTTTAGTAAGGATAGCATCTACTACTACTGATGTACTACTTAAATATGACATATAAATGGGCTTTTAAATAAATATGTGTTATTGGAAAATTAATGTATTTGTATCTGGATTGATTAAATTTTGCTGCCTTAAGGATTTAATTACATTACCAGAATTGTCTCTTACTATAGGATCTATATATTGAGGAAATAATATTCCGTCTTGAGTTATAGGAGTCCCTAAATTATAATTTAATATAACATTAGTTTCATCAGGAAGTCTTTTTAGAATAATATACTTGCAAATTTTTGCAGGATATGAAGATCCAGATGTGTCCGATAAATTAAGATCTCTATCAATAGTTATACTATAGTAGGACCCAGTTGAATCTATATATGGTTGAACTGACGATACTCTATATTCAGAATTTATTGACCATCCACTTCCTGTATTATAAAATCTTAATAAATCCATTTGATTTAAAGTGAAATCAAATACAGGCGTTTCTATACCTGGATAACTACCTGTGAAAATAAAACCTTCATCATAATATGCAGATTGAGTAAGAGACATTTTTATAGTTCTTGGATCTATTGCAACCCAACATGTATCTCGATCTGTTATACTTGTTATAAACTCTACAGAATCAACTGTCCCTCCTCCATTTGGATTAAATTGAACCTCAGATAAACTATTAACAACAACAATATCATCTGCAACCCAGTCAGAGTAAGTACTACTTGGTAAATTAATAGTGAATTTATAGTTAGAAACTGATTGTGGTATTTGAAATTCTGGTACATTATAGAATACATTATTTCTTGCTGAGGTATTTCTTACTTGTAAAGATATATTTACCGCCGCTGTAGAAGACCCACCTACTACAGAACTTCCAGTTATTTGTAGTAATAAAGGTGCAAATGCATTAGGTTTATATAGATCTAAATCAGAATTATTTATTGTCCAATAATTAGTATTTCCTGGAGATAAAGGTGTTGTAGAAGGTATAGTAACTGAGCTGGTAACTTGTATAGGTTCATCTAATACGTAATTCATACTTCCACTACCTCCTACATTAAATAAAATAGGGCTGTATCTATATCCACCTTCATATATAGTAAATGTATTATTATCTGTTAGTTTTTGAATATAAGGATTTGTATT